TCACGCTCCCGTGTGCCGGATCTTCACCACATCGGCGTCAGTACCCACTTTGTACACACGGGCCTCGTCCATGCGGTCCGCGACCCCGTCGAGGTCGTCCTCGAAGAGGCCCGAGTACACGTCCAACGTCATGGCCGCGCTCTGGTGTCCCAGCATCCTCTGGACGGCCTTCACATTGGCACCCTGGGACACCGCGAGGCTGGCCGCCGTGTGCCGCAGCTCGTGAGGCGTCAGGCCCTCCAGTCCGGCCGCGGTCGCCGCCGCGTCGAACACGTCGCGCCTGAAGTTCATGTTCCGCAGCACCGCGCCCAGCCTCGTGGTGAAGACGAGGTCCTCCGGGTCCTTGCCGGCCTTCCACTCCTCCAGCTCATCGACGAGCGACCTCGGGATAGGGACCGATCGGCGCTGGTGGCTCTTCGGCGTGCCCCACTCCAGCACCCCGGCGACCTCGGTCACCGACTCCGCAACCGTGATCCGCCGCCGCATCGTGTCGACCCGCTTCACCCTCAGCGCCGCCAACTCACCCCACCGCAACCCGCAGAACGACAGCGTCAAGATGACGGTGCGCCACTCCCCCGCCGCATCGGCCAGCGCCTCGACCTGCTCGAGGGTGAGGAACCGCTTCTCCGACGAGGCCGCCTTCGGCAGCTTCACCCCGGCCGCCGGGTTCTTGCCGATCTTGTCGCTCCGAACCGCCGTCTCCATGAGCAGCGAGAACACCCGGTACGCCTGCCTGACGCTGGAGGCTGACAACGTCTTCCCGAGGTCGGACACCCAGCCCTGGACCTCGAGGAAGTCCACGTTGGACAGCCGCACGCCGCCCCACCGTGGAAGGATCTGCACCCTGAGCAGGCCCTCATACCTGGCGCGCGTCGACGCCTTCAGGTGGCCCTGTGCATCGAGCCACTTTCGTGCCCACTCCCCCACCGTCGTGTTGCCGGCGCGGGGGTCCCGGTAGTCGCCGCGCCGAATGTCCGTGATGATCTCAGCCATGTAGACGACCGCGTCGTCCTCCGACCTGAACGTCTTCGCCTTCTGCTTGCCGTTCGGGTCCCGGTAGCGCACGAGCCAGCGGTCCGACCCGCCGACGAGACGCTTCTCGATGGTTGCCATCAGTCCGCCCTCGATTCCCAGAAGCCGGGCGAGTAGATCTCGACCAGGTCGGCTACGGACATCGCCTTGAAGCGGGCGGGGACTCGATGCTTCCCGACGACTGCCCGGACGAACCGCTCGTCGGGTGTGAGCGTAACCTCCGGGAGGACCCTGTCCCCGATGAAGACGGCGTCTGCGAAGGGACCCACGAGAGTTCTGGTCGTGTCCGGTAGCGCGTCGTCGACGCGCACCAGCTCGGTCAGCAATGCAAGGCCGGCAAGGGCTCGGTCCGACCGTTCTCCGTTGTCCAGCAGAGAACTGACGTGAGACGCCATCTGGTGCGAGTTATCGAACATCTCGCCGGTGGCCCTCCAAGCACCGCTGGTGAGGCTGAGCACGCCCCACAGCAGTCCTCGCGCCTCTGTCCTGCGCCACCCCTCCATTGACCTCGACATAGAGTCGATCTCGGAGTCGAGTAGTTCGGCGAGCGCGTACGCCTCATCGAGCCGGACGGGACGCTTGCCATCCTCGATGCGCTGAATCGTCTGTTGGTGGAACGGGAACCCGCGCTCCTTCATCTCCCGCGCAAGGTCGGTCTGTGTCCAGCCCTTGCGCTCGCGCAGCCGATTCACCGAGCCCGCGAAGACCGCTTCCCTTGAGTCCTGTTGAACGTCCATGAGGAGCACGATACAACGATATGTAGGTGTGCGTCCACACGTTGGTTGCGAATCAGGGCCACCTATGGGCACAATGGTTTGTAGGTGACCGTCACCGCATTGATGTTGAGGAGGAGCGATGGCCCGTCGCATCATCACTCTCGAGCAGGTCAGCGAACGCACCGGCGTCGCGCTGAACACCCTCCGCTACTACCGCGCCACTGGCAAGGGAGGCCCCAAGACCTTCCGGCTCGCCGGCCGAGTCGTGGCCGACGCCGACGACGTAGACGCCTGGATCGAAGAGGCGTACGCCGCGGCCGACGACAAGGCGTCAGCCTGATGACCGGCATACGACATGAGCGTGCCCCCGCCGCGCGGCAACGCGACGAGGGCACCGTCGAGACTCACATGGCAGCTCGTCTCGGCATCGAACCTACCGACCTCACCGACCTTCTGCGGAACCGACCCGCGCCCGCCCCTCCGGCCGCAGTCCGGGCCGCGTGGATCGAGCGCAAGCAGGCGATGGTGCGGGCGATCGAGGACGCCGCTCGGTGAGCGCCCTGGACCGGCTGAGCCGCGACTTTCTCGACGGATACCTCAGTGGCTTCACTGCTGGCGTCGACCGTGGCTTCGAGCTGGCCGAGCAGGAGATGGGCGACCTGCAGCGCCGAGCTGCTGAGGTCGTGCACGGTATGGCGATCCTCGACCCGTGGCCCGCGCAGGTCGCCAGAGCGCAGCAGGCACAACGGGATGCCGTCGCTCGGTTCCGAGCCGCGTGTGCCGCTCAGAGGGAGCGGGGCGATGCCGCGTGAAGATCACCATTGCCGACGAGGGCAGCGTGCGCTACGTGACGCTACGTGGACCACTGCGGGACTTCCTCATCCGCCACAAGGTGCCCGCGATGCACAACAACCGGACCCGCGGATGGGCACTCCGCAGAGAGCGGCTGGCGGACGTGCTCGCGCTGGCTGAGGCCGAGGGCCACCAGGTGCGCATGATCGGTGGTGACCGATGAGCAGGCCGTGGGCACGTCACTATCAGGACGACTGGCAGGCCCGCTCGGGTGACCGCCGACTCCCCTACTGGCTCCGAGTTGCCGCCGCAGGCTACGGCGTCCACGGCGAGAACGGACACGCCACATTCAAGCGAGGGCAGCTCGCGCTCATCCTCGCCACCGTCGACCCCGACACGGGCGAGGTCCAGCCCTACAGCAACGTTGGCCGCGCAATCTCAGATGCCGTCGAGTACGGCTGGCTCGAGGAAGGTTCCTACTGGGGATGCCTCATCGTGCCGGCACACAGCATCCGCCGAGGCGACCTGCTCAAGAGGCCCAAGCCCTGTCCGCTCGCCAAGAGACACGCCCGAGCGCGTTACGCGAAGCGCTCACTCAGTGAGGGATTCGACCCCCATTCATCAACACCAGATGAGCGCTTCGCAGCCCGAACCGCTCACTCAGTGAGCGGTTCCACGCTCACGCCCCTCTGTTCTGACTCTGTCACCCAGCCGCCCTCACAGCCGCTCCCGCGAAGGGAAGCCTCATGAACATCAAGTTCCGCCGCGTCCTCAGTGTCCGGGCCAAGTCGCCCGGCGTCGTCCTCGCCACCGTGGACGACCAGCTCGTGCGCTGGCAGCCGGGTGAGGGCTGGACCTGCGACTGCGACGAGGACCAGTTCCCCGACTGCCCGCACATGCCGGCCGTCGAGAGCCTGCTCGACCCGCGAGTCCTCGGAGCCGACGATGCGTAGGCCGTGCATCGAGTGTGGCGAGCCGACCAGCTCGACCCGCTGCCCGGAGTGCAAGCCACCGGAGAACCAGCTCACCGCAGCGCAGCGCGGCTACGGCAACGCCTGGACGCGGCTGTCCCGGCGAGCCCGGAAGCTGCAGCCGTGGTGCACCGACTGCGGCACCACGGAGAACCTGACGCTGGACCACCTGCCATCGGCGTGGACCCGCAAGGCAGCAGGGAAGACCATACGGCTCGGCATCGACGCCGAGGTCGTGTGCGCGCCCTGCAACCAAGCCCGCGGACCCGCACGCGGACCATCGGCGCGCCGCCTTGACACCAGGGCCGGTGCTCCCCCTCGGGGGCCAGCAAGACCACTGGAGAAGGCACAGACACCGTTACAGTCCGCGACACGCCGCGATCACGGCGAGCAATGCGGCGACCCACACGAGCGCCCAGCCGATGAAGTGCGCCCACGTTTGCCGTCGCCTGGCCCTCCACCCCGGCTCGTCGTCCGCGACGTAGCGGTTGGCGGGTTCGAAAGCCCTGGCGGCCGTCGCGAGGTCCCGCTTGTCATCGGGAAGAGCGCGCACGTCCTCGATCCCCTGACGCAAGAGCTCGTCATGTCCGGCCCGAACGGTGCTGTCTTCTGCAGCGTGTTTGCGCAGGAGTCCCCGGAGAGCAACCAGAGCTTGGATCGTCGACCCGGCCAGAAGTGCGACGGCGGAGAGCAATGCGAGCATCCCCGGAGCATGCCATGAGAGCGGGTCCCAAGGCGGCCGTTGATCCCTCTCCGCTGCCGTTCAGGCCGCGGACGACGGTGCCCTCGGAGCGGTTCGAGAAGTTCTGTACCCGGTTCGTGGTGACGCCGAAGGGCACCGGAGCCCGCAAGGCGATGCGCCTCCGTCCGTGGCAGGTCGAGCTCGTGGCGTCGGTCTTCGATGCGCAGCCGCGTCCGCGTAGCGCCGGCTGGATGATGCCGAGAGGTCAGGGCAAGTCCACGCTCGTGGCCGCGCTCGGTCTGTTCGACCTGTTCCTCGGTGAGGAAGGCGCGTCCGTCGTCGTGGCAGCGACCGACGAGAGGCAGGCCGGGATCGTCTTCAAGACGGCCGCCCGCATGGTGGAGCTGTCCGAAGACCTATCGAGCCGCTGTCAGGTCTTCAAGGGCCAGCTCTACATCCCCGAGCGCGGGGCGACGTTCCAAGCCCTGCCGGCCGAGCCCAAGCGGCTCGAGGGACTGGACCCGACGCTCGCCATCCTGGACGAGATCGGCGTGATCTCCCCCGACGTGTACGAGGTCGTGGCGCTCGCGCAGGGCAAGCGGGAGACCTCCACCCTGCTCGGCATCGGCACACCCGGCCCGGACCCTCACACCGGCGTCCTGGCCGACATGCGAGCGTATGCCGCCAGCCACCCCGACGACGCATCGTTCGTCTGGCGGGAGTTCAGCGCGGACGGCTTCACCGATCACCCGGTGGAGTGCGAGCACTGCTGGAGCCTGGCCAACCCTGCACTGGACGACTTCCTGCACCGGGACGCGATGACCGCCCTGCTGCCGCCGAAGACCCGCGAGGCCACCTTCCGGCGAGCCCGGTTGTGCCAGTTCGTCACCGACACCACCGGAGGGTTCCTGCCGCCCGGCGTCTGGGAGGGCCTGTCCACCGGCGAGCCGATCCCGGACGGTGCAGACGTGGTGCTCGCCCTGGATGGCAGCTTCAGCGACGACACGACCGCGCTACTGCTCGCCACGGTGGGCACCGAGCCGCACTTCGACACGCTGCAGGTCTGGGCACCCGTTGACGGCGAGCGGGTGCCGGTGGCCGAGGTCGAGCAGACCATCCGCGACGCCTGCCGCCGCTGGCACGTCGTGGAGATCATCGCCGACCCGTTCCGCTGGACCCGCACCCTGCAAGCCCTGGAGGCCGAGGGCCTGCCGATCGTGGAGTTCCCGCACTCCCCCAGCCGCCTGACCGCCGCCACCGGAGACCTCTACTCCGCTGCCGTCAACGGGCGGATGACGCACTCCGGGGAGCCCACCCTGGCCGCGCACGTGGCCGCCGCGGTGGTCCGCGAGGACGCTCGCGGCATCCGCCTGGACAAGTCCTCCCGCTCCCGCATCGCCCGCAAGATCGACCTTGCCGCCTGCCTCGTGATGGCCCACTCCCGCGCCACCTGGCGCGCAACCCGCAAGTCCCGCAAGAAGACCCGTTCGTTCGCTGCCTGAGGAGGCACCATGCCCGACAACCCGCTACTGACCACCCTGCTGCAGAAGCTCGATGAGCCGGCCGCCCGGTTCGCACGGCTCGACCGCTACTTCGACGGCACCCAGCCGCTCACCTACCTGTCCCCCGACGCGAGGAAGGCCCTCGGGGACCGCCTCACCGCCGTGTCGGTCAACGTGCCCCGGCTGCTCGTGGAGTCCGTCGCGGAACGCCTGCGGGTGACCGGGTTCACCGGCATCGACCTGTGGACCGACTGGCTCGCCAACGACCTGGACCAGACCTCCCACATCCTGCACCGCGAGGCCCTGTGCCTCGGTTCGGCATACGCGATCGTCTGGGCCGCCGAGGGCCGCCCCAACGTGAGCGTCGAGTCCGCCCGTCAGGTCACCGTCGCCACCGACCCCGGCACCCGCCGCACCGTGGCAGCGCTCAAGCGCTGGGAGACGAAGACGACCACCGAGGCCGTCCTGTTCGAGGCCGACCAGATCACCCGGCTACGGGCCAACTCCACCGGCGCGACCACGGCCGGCTTCCGCGTCATCGAGACCCTGGACAACCCCCTCGGTGTCGTCCCGGTCGTGAGGTTCGCCAACCGGACCCGGCTGCTGGAGGACGGCCGCTCCGAGATGGCCGACGTGCTCGACCTGACCGACGCCGTGGTGAAGCTGACGACCGACATGCTCGTGTCCAGCGAGTACACCGCCCGCCCGCGCCGGTTCGCCACCGGCGTGGAGCTCGAGGAGGAGGACGTGCTCGACGCGGACGGCAACCCCACCGGCGAGACCGAGAGCGTGAACCCGATCCCCGAAGGCTCGCGGGCGATGGTGTCCGAGAACCCCGAGGCCAAGTTCGGACAGCTGCCCGGCTCGGACCTGTCCGGCTACGAGAACGCGATCGGCGTAGTCATGCGCCAGATATCGGCCGTGTCCGGCCTGCCCGAGCACCTGCTCGGCATCGGCGGGGACAACCCGCAGTCCGCGGACGCCATCCGGGTCAGCGAGGCCGCACTCACCGCCCGCGCCGAGGCCCGGCAAGCATCGTTCGGCAGGGCGTGGGAGGAGGTCGCCAAGCTGATGGTGGCCGTCCGTGACGGCCTCGCCCCCGAGGCCGTGCATCCGCGCATCGCGTGGGCCGACCCCTCGACCCGCTCCGTGGCGCAGGAGGCCGACGCCGTGGTGAAGCTGTTCAGCGCCGGCCTGCTGCCCGCCTCCACCGCCCTGGCCCGGCTCGGGTACTCCGAGCAGGAGATCACCGAGATCCGCACCGCCCGCCGCAGCGAGGCCCTGGACGTGGCCGGCACCGACCTGAGCAGGCTCCTCTCATGACGTACGAGGACCACCTGCGCAAGCTGTCCGAGGGCACCGCGAAGACCACCGCGGCCGTCCTCGCGTCCTGGCGGGAAGGACTGCTCGACCAGGGCGACTTCCTCGACCTCACGGCTGGCTTCATCGCCACCGGCAACGCGCAGGGCCGAGCCCTCGCCCTGCTCGCCCTCCGCGGCTACCTGGAAGCCGCCACCGGCACCCCCGAGCCCGTCGCGATCCCGGCCGCAACCGACGACCGACCCCGGCTGTCCAAGGCCCTGCGGACCATCGTGGACGCCGACGACGACACGACCATGAGGCTGCACCGCCTCGCGTCCAACGAACCCATACAGGCCGCCACCGGCGCGTTCAACGACGGCATGGCCGCCCACCCCCGCATTGAGGGCTGGACCCGCGGACTGGAGTCCGGGGCCTGCCAGCTCTGCCGGTGGTGGTGGCGCGACGGCCGCGTCTGGCGAGCCGACCACGCGATGCCCCGGCACACCGGGTGCGTCTGTCACCCGATCCCCACCGTGACCACGACCAGCAACTACCAGACCGCGAGGCAAGCCGCCGACCGGCACCGAGAAAGGACAAGCGCATGACCGACCCGACCACCACCGAGGAGACCGTCACCGAGCCCGTGGAGGCCCCGGAGACCGACGAAACGACCGAGGAGACGCGGGAGGAGCCCCCGGAGGCCCCAGAGGGCACGCAGCAGCCCGAGGAGCAGCCCGAAGAGGAGGAGCCCGAGACCTTCCCCCGGTCCTACGTCGAGAAGCTGCGCAAGGAGAACGCCGGATACCGCGAGCGCGCCCAGCGCGCAGACGATCTCGCCGCCGCGCTCTGGACCTCCCGCGTGAGCGCCACCGGCCGCCTCGCAGACCCCACCGACCTGCCCATGCCCGAGCAGGCCGACCCGCTAGACGCCGAGGCCGTCACGGCAGCCGTGGACGACCTGCTCACCCGCAAGCCCCACCTGGCAGCCCGGCGCGTCACCGGCGACGTTGGACAAGGCGTGAGCGGACGCTCGGCTACGGTCGACCTGGCCGGCATCCTCCGGTCACGAGCGAGCTGAGAGAGGGAGACGACATGCCAGAGAGACACCCCGGACGGATCGAAACCCCGGAGGATCCCACCGCGGAACTGAGGATCGTCAAGGCCATCCCGCCGGATCTAGAGAAGGCGCCATCCCGGAACTGGAGCGGCGATGAAGGCAAGTACACCGTCCATCTCCAACTGTCCCGATCGGTAACGCCGTACGAGAAGAAGGCATTTGAACAGGTCGGCAAGAGGATGCGCGTCTATGGATCCACCCTCGAGATTTCCAACACCACTCTTGAGGAGATCCGGGACAAGACAGGTGAGTTATCCAGAGTGGTCCAGCAGGCCGAGGAACGTGGCCGCGCCATGCAGGAGGAGCACGAAGAGCGTGCGCGCGAGTCGAAGAGAGAGCGCGCCGAGGAGTCGGATCGACTGCGCAAGCTCTCTGAAGAGATCACGTTCGACTGACACCCCCTAGGGGTATATGCTCAAGGGGCAGGCCCGGCGCCTGCCCCTTCGGGTGTCCCGGTGGCTCTCGTGAATCAAGCACTCATGACTCACGATTGGAGCCCCGGCAATGGTTGCCGACACCACCAGCACCGCATCCCTCATCCAAGAGCAGGTCTCCTCGCTGCTCGTCCAGCCGCTCGAGGCCGCGTCCGTGGTCCTCGCCGCCGGCCCGCGCATCTTCGACAGCTCGGAGCCGCTGCGCATCCCCAAGATCACCGCCGGCATCACGGCCGGGTTCGTCGCCGAGAACGCCGAGATCCCCGAGGGCGACGTGGCGTTCGGCGAGATCATGCTCATGCCGTCTGACCGGAAGAGCATCAAGGCGATCACCAAGTTCAGCAACGAGGCCCTGCGACAGTCCACCGTTGGCCTGGACGCCGTACTCAAGGCCCGCCTCGTGCATGACGTGGCCGCCGCCCTGGACAGCGCGCTCCTGACCGGCACCGGCACGACCAAGAGCATCACCGGGATCACCAAGCAGACCGGCGTTTCCACCGGCGTCCTCGACGCCACCAGCCCGGACAGCATCCTGGACGCGCTCGGCACCGCCGCCGCCAACGAGGTGGAGCCCAACCGGCTGTTCGTCTCCTCGGCCGACTTCACCACCCTGAGGAAGGTCAAGGCGTCCGGCACCGGCGAGTACATGGTCCAGCCCGACGTGACCGGCGCGGCCCGCTACCAGTTGTTCGGTGTCCCGGTCACGGTCACCAACAAGCTGCCCACCGGCACCGCGGTCCTCGCGGACATGTCTCAGGTGGCCGTCGTGCGCGACCTGGCCCCCTCGGTCACGGTCCTGTCCGAGCGCTACGCCGAGTTCGACCAGCAGGCCATCCGCGTGGTCACCCGCTACGACCTCGGACTGCTGCACCCCGAGGGCGTCGTCGTCCTGACCGCCGTGGCTCCCTGACCGGACCCGCAGACTTCCCCCGTGCCGTCGCTGAGCTGCAGGCGGCACGGGGGAACACCGCAGGAGGACTCGCATGGCCCAGACATACGACCCGCTCCCCTCAGGTCAGGACGTGGCCGCCTTCCTCGGTCAGCCCGAAGACACCACCGTCGTGGCCCTGGCCGGCGAGCACGTCCCCATCGTGACCGCCCTGGCCCGCAGCTACACCCGCGGGAACGGCTTCAACGGCACCACCGCCACCGAGGACCTGTGCGCCGTCATCACCACCGCCACAGCCCGCCTCGTGCCCAACCCGAGCGGCACCGTGGCCGAGGCGATCGGCACCTACTCCGTGCGCCCCGGCGTCTTCAACGGCTGGACACTGGCCGAGACGTTCGTGCTCAACCGCTACCGCAAGCGGGCGCTCTGATGCGCCCCAACCTGGCGCTGCTGCGCTCACGACTCGCCACCCGGCTCACCGAGACCGGCAAGGTCCTGGAGCAGACCGGCACGGAGACCTCCGACGTGCCCCCGTTCGACGAGGTGCCCGTCTACGCGACCCACTACGAGGGACCCATCCTCGTCCGGCCGCAGGACCAGAGCAGGGTCGTGGAGGCCGGTGGCGCGTCATACACCGTCAGCCGGTATGACGTGACGATGCCGGCCGACACCAACGTCGTGAACGGCTGGACCATCGAGGTCACCGTCGCACCGTTCGACCCCGCCCTCGTGGGCCAGAAGTTCACCGTGCTCGACGTGCCCCTCGACGCCTGGCAGGTCGCCCGGACCGTCGTGGCCGCTCGAGTCACCTAGACCGGCGTCAACGCCACCCCACGAGGCCCCAGTGCACCTCGAGGGACCGATGGCAGCGAGGGCCTACCTTTCGCCCCCAGACCTGCCAGCGCCGAGCGCAGCACCCCCGATCCTCAGCCATGAGTCGGGGGTGCTGCCGTACCACGTCCAGTACACAGCGAGTACACAACGCCCCCACCAACCCACATGCACCCACACTAGGAAATCCCCTGTGATTGCACAGAATCCACAAATCTCCGTCAAGCGTCATCAAGCGTGACGTAGACCTCATAATCCGCCGGTCGTCGGTTCAAGCCCGACCTGCCCCACGCAGGACTCGCCTGTCCGTTCGTTCGCGCTTCCTCGGCAGCGGCTGTCGGGCCGCGCTGGCAAACATGGTCGGTTCAGGCAGAGACCTCCCCTTTGGGCCACTTTCGCCAGCGCGGCTCGACGCAGGCACGGGTTCGTGTCGGTTTCGGATCTGACGCGTCGATGTTGCACTCTGGAGGCAGGGGCGCCCAGCCCGTCGACGATCGAGGGAGTAGCCACCGATGTTTCGTTCGCGAGTGTCCGGGCTGCTGATGTCGCTGGCGCTGCTCGCCGGCGTCGTGGCGCTGACGGCGTGGGTGGGCAGCACGACGGTGTTGAACCCCGACCGGGTCACCCACGTGGCCGGCACCATCCTGCAGTCGCCGCAGGGACGCGACGCCCTCACCCGCGAGCTCACCGATCGGCTGGCCGCCGCTGCACCGGAGAGCCAGCGCGCCACCGTCGAGTCCGCGTCGCGCCGGGTGGTCACGGACCCCCGCACCTCGGGAGCGCTCGAGCGACTCGCCGCGGCCAACACGCCGAGCCAGCGGGACGCCGCAGCCGGTGCCCTCCTCGACGGGATCGACCAGGTGAATCCGCAGGCTGCCGACCGGGCTCGGAGCCAGCTCGAGAACGCCGGAGGTGTCGACCAGCTCGCCCGAGCACGCGCTGGCGGGGCCACGCCGGGGTCAGAGCACAACGACGCGGTCCTCGGGCCCTTCGCGGCCTTCGTCCCGTCCTCGGTGAACGCCAAGCTGGACGGAGCGCGCTCCGCGGCGCTGCTCACGCAGCGGGTGGCAGCCGCCGCGGCGATCCTGCTCGCCGCCTGCGCACTGCTGCTCGGGCCGCGGCGTGACCGGCTCCTGCGGCGTGTGGGCCGCTGGGGCATCGCGGTCGGGGGCGTCGCGGTCCTGGCGTGGATCGTCATACCGGCCTGGGTGCTGCCGCAGTGGGACTCGCTGTGGTCACAGGTGGCGGCAGAGACGTTGAGGGCCAGCGGGGGCCCACTCATCCTCATGTTCGGGTTGATCTTCGCCGGCGGACTCGCCACCCTGGTCCTCGGCTTCGCCGCCGGGCAGCTTCGTCCCACCGACCACGGCTACGCGGGAGCGCCATCGGACTACCTCTCACGGCCACGGTCCCGCGCGCGTCTCGGCTACCGCGGCGAGTTCCCCGAGGACCAGCACCGGGACGGGCGGCAGGGCTCCGACACGTGGAGCGGGCACGAGGACTACCGCCGGTAG